GGAGACCTTGCGCAATAGACTAGGCTAAATAAGACTTCGTCTTTTTGAGAGCGCACGTAGTGCGCGAGCTGTAGGAGACGGTGCGCATAAAAAAAGAGGGAGATTGCTCTCCCTCTAGTCTCCCCCTTTTATGAAAGGCTTACTACTGAGCTACTACACCGATCAAGCGAGTGATAGCATCTTTAGTAGCACCTTCGAAGCCCTGAACATCAAAGCCAGTTGCTTCAAGGTCGCGAAGAAGTTCCTTCTTAGTTGGACCTTCCTGCTTACGAGCCTGCGCCTTCGGCTTGGCTACATAAACGCCTTCGCGAACGAGTTTAGAACGAACTGAACGCACGCTCTTCTCGATAGACGCAGCGATATCGTCAATCTCTACGCCATTCTGATACTGCTCAACAATCTGAGCAGTCATTTCTGCAGTGTAGTTCACTGCCTTTTGAGTATCAGCCATATTACATCTCCTTATGACTATGCTTTGGTGAGATCAGTCGTGAGGCGATCTCTTCCCTCATCTTCTTTATATATAATAGATGAAATTTATCTTTTAAGCAAGTGAAAAGTGACGGTAGTGTGCACTTAATGGTTAGAACATTCATCTGTCTTAATCGTTATATAGAGAGTAACACATTTGAGGGCATGATGCAAGCGCAAATTGATTGTCTACTTGCATCCATGCTGCAACATGATGTAACAAGACTTGGTGCTATCTAGCGCACACATTCATTTTCTACTTGACAACGAGGGGGGACTTGTGCTACACTACTGGCGCGGATACGATTGACCATGCATTTTAATAGTAGATCTACTACTATGGGCCGGTGCCAAAATAAGACTTACAATAGATCGACCACTTACTAGCAGCCGCATTAACTTTCTACTTGACAATCGTCGAACTACTACTGGTGCCGAGAGGCACAGTTAAAGTAAAATATTAAGAACGCCTCGTAGTGTTCGCGGCAACTTTAAGTTTGCTGCTTAAGTGCTTGGATTGATTTAATTTTGTTGGTTGAAGAACACCAGCGACATCATTGTTTTCATTGACAAAACGCCGCCCCGGGGCTGGGTAAGTTGTTGATTATGAAGGGTTTTTAGCCCCCTTCATAAATTGGTAATTGTAGAGCATTGCCAACATCGCTGACCTCATAGTTTTTGCCAATGTTAGCCTGCTGTTCTGCTGTTTCGTATGGACAGCCATTCACGCCACAAGGCCAAATTGCAGGCTTGCCATTATCCCAACAGTTGATTCCACAGATATCACAAGTGCCTGTTTTAGTTCCAAAATTTTGTTTAGCCATTGATTGAATTAGCCTCCATGTGATTGTTAGCAGTGACAGCATCACAAGCAATGATGCCGATTTTAGAAACTTCTTCTCTGACTTCTGGATTATCATCCCACATAATCTTTTTGTGGTTTTTCCAACGAGTGAGGAAAAAGTCTTGAAGCAATTCACGCTTCATCTGACCATCTGGACGAGTATCACCGACTGGTCTTGAAATAATGTTAGCGCATCCAATAGCGTGTTTAGCAAAGAAACGCATATCATCAGAGGTGAGAGTTCGAGCAGTGCAGAACATTACAGGAACGCCTTCACGCTTTAATTTTCTGAAAAGTTTAGCAAGAGGAAGCAGAGTATCTTTTTCGATATTGTTCCAAGTTGCTAGTCTCAACCATTCGCTAAGAATTAACCGACCATTCTCATCACGAGGTGTGCGATGTTCAGAGTTGATTAGAGTTCCGTCAAGGTCAAAGATAAATACAGTTTTCAAAATAGTCTCCTTATTTGTTTTTCTTATATATAGTTATAAACGAATTTTCACCAAATTGCAAGCACAAAATGGTCTTTAGACGCATTTTTCCTAGTTAGTGTTGCAAAAATGTCACAGCGCCCCGGGGGCCCGTAAGTCATTGAAATCGTTGACTTATTCGGTCTTCATCTCGCCAGATTGCTTCATCTGATTGATCATAGTGATCTTGATCAGGATATTCTTCTTCCGAGAAGTGTTCATCCCATTCGTCTGGCAAGATGCCAGTCATGATGAATTCCCTGTCATCATCCGACAGGTGAGGAAACGCATCTTGGATGAGGATGCCGCCAGCCTCCCATGCCTCTAGTGTTTCTCGTGAAACATCAATTTCGCGAGTGTTGGTTGCACCAGAGATGATTGATTTTTTAGTGATAAGCATAGAGCATCCTCCAAGAAAAAGAAAAAAGGAAAGAGAGAGGCTTGCGCCTCTCTCGCACGATTATTGCTTGACGACACCCATCAGAGCAACAATCGCTTCTTTAGTAGCACCCATCATGCCATTGATAGGAAAGTCAGAAGGCAGAGCATCTTCCAAATCGCGAAGCAATTCCTTCTTAGTAGGCTCATCGCTCTTGCGAGCCTGTGCCTTTGGCTGTGCGACATAAACGCCCTCACGAACCAATTTTGACCGAACAGACCGAACAGTTTTGCCAATGGCTTCTGCGATTTCATCAATCGCAACGCCATCTTGATAGAGGTCAACAGCCTTAGCAGTCATTTCAGGTGTGTAGTTTACAGTTTTTTCAGACATATTTTTCATCCTTTGTCTAGAGTTGAACTTCATTTTATAGATAGAATATATCACAAAAATATCCAAAAGTCAAGTCAGTAATTTGACAGATTGCATCTTTTTGAGTCAATCTTTTGACGCTTGCGGTTGTAATGCTTTTTGGACAGCACAACCTGTGGGCGAAATTCTTTCACCACACGCGCCACTGGATTTCTTCTGGTTATCTTTGTTTTCTTCATCATGAGTTTAATATATCACAAAAATAGAATCTTTCTCGTCTGAATGCGACTAATTGTGTTCAGTATACGACAAAATGCAAATAAAATATTCAATGATTTCAATAGGTTAGCGGCCGCGGCCCGGGGGCTGGTAAGTGCTTGAAATTGCAGGTCAAATCACGCTGTCAATTTCATTCACCACAATTCTCAAAGCCTCATCACGACCCTCAAAGCGGTTATCCATGTTCACAATATTCCAGTCGCCAAGTTCAAACATTGCTTCTTTTTTGAGAGTAAGAGCATCAAAGTTTGAAACAGCCTTTGCATCATTAGGCGAGTGCTTCCAATAGCGTAGAGGGTCATGCTCTCTGCGTGTCAACAGTGTGCGTTGCTTGGCTTCATCTATTGATAGCCAAAGTTTGACAAATAGAATTGGGCGTTCTTGTTCCCATTTCATCACCTTTGCCATAAAATTCCAGTATTGTTTTTGAGAACACCAGCCCATGACAGGTTGAAGCAGTGCGCGAGAATAATGCGAGCGGTCATAGAAAACCATTTCACCTTTTTTAGGAAGCAATCTTTGCCATTCAGCAAGCCATGATTTCATCATGCGTTTTGTTGGCATAAATGACGGCACAATGCGATGAGCATATGGCGGCAAGTATCTGGTCAATTCGCGGATTGTACCAGATTTGCCAGCACCATCACGACCCTCTAATAATACAGCCACACGATAGCCTTTGTCATGGATAGTTTCAGCAAGTTCATTTAGGCGAATAAGATTGTCAAGATTAGTTTTCATTGTGTTCATCCTTAATTGAAAGAGTTGGGGGAATTTCACCCCCATATTTTTTTATTGCTCGTAGTGAGCCAAGATAGCCAACAGACAGGCTTTAGTTGCACCCATCAGACCATCAGCAGGAAATGGAACGACTTTTTCAAGTTCAATCATAATTTCCTTTTTGGTTGGTTCATCAGACTTTTTAGCAGTCTGTTTTGGTTGTGTCACATAGACACCTTCACGAACCAATTTTGAGCGAACAGAACGCACAGATTTTCCAATCGCATCTGCGATTTCAGAAATAGCGATTCCCTCTTGATAGAGGTCAACAGCCTTTTGAGTGAGTTCTGGTGAGTAGTTAACATTTTTTGCAGTCATTTTTAACATCCTTATGACTAAGAGAGGTTTCCATTTTCAGGACTAGTCACATGACCTTTCTTAACGCTCTCTGATTTAATATATATAGTTATAAACGATTTTTTCCAGAAAGTAAAGCAAAAAATGCAGTGTGATTGCATTTTTTTCGTAAAAAGCCAAAAGTGTTGTATTTATGCAACACATTTTATCAATTAAATCAATGACTTAGCCGCTCCCCCGGCCGCGCCGTAACTGGTTGATTTCACTTAAAAATCAGCCAGTATAACGCGCCTCCCCAAATTATCGTATCAGTTGCGACCGAATAGCCAAGATAGAGACCGACAGCCAACCGCTTAAATGTATTCTGGCGCATCGTCGTAGACCTCCCCAAAATCTTCCCATTCTTGCGCCCAATCTGGCTGACCATCGTCTTGCCATTGTTCGCGCTCGTCAATTTCATCAAGCGCACGATTTAGCAGTTGCGCTTGACGCTCTGAAGGTTGAGCGTTTTCCAACAACACAACCGCCTCATGCAGTTCGTCATTGGTGAGATTTTCGATTTCGTCATGTCTCAGATTTTCAAGTTTAATCATTTTTCAATTTCTCCGCTAGTTTCATCAGTCTTTTCTTATTCACAAAATGAAGGTCATTTCTTAGTCTGGCGATTGACCTTTTTGACCTTACGATTAAAGGGCGTTGTTCTCCAGACTTTTTCGCCATATTTATATTCTGCATAGTTGTCACTCCCAAAATGTTGTTGACAGAAAGTTTTGATGTAGTTCAGAATTTTGCGAAAATTCCAGTTGAATTTTTTGCATATCTGAACAGCCTTCCCTTGATAGCCTCTGATTTGGTTGAGCGATACAGCAAAAATTTCAGTCCATCCAGATTTGATGCCGACAGCAATCGCATCTGTTTGAGCCTTGAAATGGTCAAGCCCTTTGCGTGCCATCATAATCTGTGACAGTTGTTCGACCAAATAAGTTTTGCGATCATCATCCATCACCAAACAGTTGTGAAAGCCAACAGTCCAACCATTGCGACCATAAGAGCGCAAAAATTCCTTGAACCGACCTTCTGGAAAGTTGTCGCCATCCAAGCGGTGATTTCCAGTCCAGCCAGTCTTGAACAGTGTTGAATTGCCATCGTTGATTGATATAATGTAGTTAGCCAATTTTTCATCCTCGTTTTGTTGACTCTTTATATATAGGTATTTATAGACTAATATTCAAGGTTTTGCAAGAAAAAAATGCGCCTCAAACGCATTTTTTTTCAAATTATCCAAAAGTGTGACATTTATGCAACAGATTTTCCCAATAAAAACAATGGGTTATGGGTCGCGCCCCCGGGGTCTTGCAAGTCATTGAATTAAATAGTCTTTTCAGACTATTTATTCTTTCTGTTCTTGCGGCGATTTTTACGCTTCTGCGATCCAATCTTGCGGCGACCTTTGCCGACAGGATTTCTTCCAGTTTTGCTAGGCATCCCACACCTTCCTTTCTAATGTTAGTTCAAAAGTATCCATCCCCTCATCTTCAGGTTCAAAGATAATTACCTGTCCAACATCATCACGAGTTGTCAGTTGATGTTCTATTATAGTGATGCTGAAATCACAATATTTAATTTCTGCATCTTTCTTAACAGCGTGAGCAGTAAGTTCATCTGCACACAAGTCTAAAATTTCGCCATGCTGGTCTTTAACAATCCAAATCGTGTTCATGTTCTATATCTCCTTTTCATCAACATCAATTTCTATTTCAACAATTTCTGCTTCACCATATTCAATGCATTCGTTACAAGCCGTTGCATCATCAAAGGTTTCAGTTAGCAGTTCACATTGTTCACAACCTTCAACAGGTTTCGCAACATAAATCTTTTTCTTCATGGTTATATTCTCCTAATTAGATAATATAGTTATAACATAAACCAAAGGCAAAAGTCAACAACAAAATTCATTTAATCGCATTTTTATGTCTAACTGTTGCAAATATATCACACCTGTCTTAGTTTCTCTAATGATTTCAAGGACTTACCGACTTGCCCCGGGCAGCCTGTAAGTGGTTGATTACATACGCTTTTTACCTAAAAATAGTAGAGATACCACCGGCGCCGATTGCGGCTGGCTATGCGCCTATGGTCAAGCCATAGATCGCAATGCCAAGCAAGATTATATTTGTAAGCAAAATCCATTTATCTTGTCGCTGGTATCCATGCACCATCCATGCAATAGCGGCACCGCAACCCATAGCCAAAGCCCATTGGGGCGCGCCATTTGCCAGCGCGCTCATTTGCCAGATAACCAAAACAGTTCCAATCATTCCAAACATTAGCGAAACCCTCTAATAGTTAAATGCGAAAACATTAAAGCCGAGATAATGCCCATCAGCATCATAGCCACACCGATAATCAGATTATGCGTTTCTGGCAATTCAGCAATAGCCGCACCGAACACAATCAAAGACCATCCAGACATAGCGCAAAGCGCAAAGAAAACTCGAATTAAAAACATTATGCAAACCTTTCTGCAATTTTTTCTGGATTGATAACCGCAATTCCAATCTTGCGAAGTGATGAACGAACCGAAGCGGCATCATCAAACATAACCTTTGAGGCTTTTTTGAATTGCTTTAGATTGAACAGTGAAGCAAGTTGTTTTGCTTTCAGTTGTCCATCAGGCTCATTGTTACCATCTGGACGACTGATAATCTTATCAGGACAAATGCCCTCATTCATCAGAAATTCAAAATCAGCAAAGGTCATATTGCGAGCAGTGCAGATTAAAACATAATCGCCACGCTTTTGACGCTTGCGGATTTGTTGAGCCAATGGCAGAACCTTATCCTGAAAAATCTTTTCAGGCGTTGCGTTTTCTTTCCAAGCGGCAAGATTGAGCGTGCCATCTGGAAGTGTAGCCTGACGATGGCTAGAGTCGATGATCGTGCCATCCATGTCGAAGATTGAGATATTTTTAATCATGTTTAATTCCTTTCTATATATTATATATAATCATTCTTAGGGTAAAAATCAAGGGGTAAATGAAAAAAAGTTTCGTTTGTTTTCAATGGGTTATCATTTTTATTTCTCAATGAATTCAATGGGTTAGCCTGCCCCCGAGGGCAAGGGCTTATGCCCTCGCCTTGCGGTTTTCTTTCATCCGCTTGCGTTTGATTGAGATGCGGAAAACCTCGCGGTTTTCATTCACCATGTTAAGATATTCGCCAAGCGTTTGCGTCATGCTTGGGGCTTGGCGGATTGGCAGTGTAACCTCAACGGCTTGTTTCACATTGTTGCAAACCGAGCAAAGTGTTTGCAGATTAGCAAGTTCATTCTTGCCGCCTTTAGTCACGGGCTTTTTATGATCGCCTTGCAGTGAAGCGCCAGTAGTGTCGTGATGACCACAAGCGCGGCAAGTCCAGTTGTCGCGTGTAAAACAAGCCTCGCGAAGCGCCCAAGTAAGTTTAATCCGTTTCATGTCATGTCCTCCGTTGTTCATAGGTATAATATAGGTTCAATCAATCATTAAATCAACCCCAAAAATAAAAAAAATGTGTCAACAATTTGACAGGGGGTAGGGCGGTTATGAGGACTATGTCAATCTTTTGACGGCGGGCCCCTTCTCCAGAGCCTTTCACAGGGTAATTTTTGGAAAAACCTAAGAAAGTCGCCTGTGTTATTAACACCAATGTGTCATTTCCTATGAAATTTTTACATATATATTATAAGGTGTAAAAAAATTTAACATCAAAGGTCTGGCTGCATTGTATTTTTTTATAGACTTGTTTCTGCATTTGATGTCGTCTAAAACCTGCATTTTATTTTGATGGAAAAATTTTGCTTGACGAGGGTGCAGATTTCTGCGACAATTACTTTATATAAAGGAGTATTGGATGGTACACGCTTTTTTATTGGTATTGCTGCTGGGAGACAAACCAGTTAGATTTGAACCAATGTATTTTAGAAGTATAGACAGTTGTAATTATTTTGCTGCTAGTGTAGTGAAGCGCTATGGTAATTATAACTATTCTTACATAGTACCAGAAGAGCACAGAGCAACTGCGTACTGTAAACCAGTTTATATTAGTGAAGAGACCGAAACTCTGTATGATTGAAGAACATTTTGAAAATTTAGATGATCCACACACAGGACATTTAAAAGCTCATCATTTTGAAGTTTTTAGAGATATAATCAAAATAACTAAAGCTAAAACAATTTTAGAGCTTGGATTCTGTGTAGGACATTCTTCGATTATGTGGTTAGAAACTAATCCAGAAGTTTCAGTAGTTTCAACTGATATTGAAGTAAGACAAGGTTCGATTGATTATATTAATCAGCATTGGGGTTCTAGGTTTAAGTTTTTAAATTTAAATCACTCTCTTATAAACCGTCAGTTTGATGTTGGTCAATTTGATTTAATATTTATTGATGGTAATCATGAGAGAGGACCTGCTTCTTCAGATATGGAAGCTTCTATGAAGCTAAAGCCTACTTATATTGTATTAGATGACACTTCTCACTCAGCACACTTATATTTAAGAGAGTTTGCTAGAAACTATGGCTGGAGAGAAGTAAAGCACTATGAAAATCATTGGGGACAAACGTTATACGAGGTGGGAAAATGAATAACGTAATTAACTACTATAGTAGTGTTGGTGAGTCACATTCTATTGAGTTTCATGATCTTTTAGATCAAGGACATAATATGGATATGATGATCCGTAATGGCACTCTTTTTAGTCGTCCTGATCATAACTACTCGGCACTTTTAAAATATTTGAAACCTGGAGATGTAGTGTATGACTGTGGCGCCTACATTGGAACTTTTGCAATACCTTTTGCACTTGAAGGAATGACAGTTCATGCTTTTGAAGCATGGCCTGGTAACTCAGAAAGATGTGCAAAAAACTTTGCACCATATGATATTACCTTACATGAGATTGCACTATCTGATAAAAACGAAACTAAAGAAGCACAGATAGTTCATTGTATGGGTTGGGAAAATCATGATACACAAGAGTTCAAGCATATTACATATGCACGTTTAGACGATTATATAGAACAGAACGATTTGCCTGATCCTCAACTAGTAAAAATGGATATTGAAGGCATGGAATCTCTAGCGATGTTAGGCTGTGGGCGACTCCTCGAAGAGGTTCGTCCTATTTGGCAAATGGGACTACACTATCAGGTTGATCATGCGGTTGATATGCCAACCTTTCCTGGTTGGGTAGATGTATTAGATGGTGGGTTCGACTGGACAAATATTACTCGTCTAGATTATATAGTTTTAGACTACTTGGGACAAGAAGTAGGTTCATCAGCTCTTACACGCGGCGGAGAGTTGATCTTTGTCCCAAAGGAGTTGAGATGAAAGTAGGATTCACTTGTTCCACTTTTGATCTGTTACATGCAGGTCATGTTCAAATGCTACGTGACGCTAAGTCACAATGTGACTATCTTATATGCGGATTGCAAGTTGATCCTAGTGTAGATAGGCCATCGAAGAATCGTCCTGTACAAACTGTTGTAGAACGTTATGCACAGCTTAAAGCAGTAACATATGTAGATGAGGTCATTCCATATGGTACAGAGCGAGACTTGGAAGATATACTTCAAATGTATTCAATTGATGTGCGTATACTAGGTGAAGAGTATCGCAATCGTGATTATACTGGCCGTCAGATATGTCTAGATCGAGGCATTGAAATATATTTCAATCAACGTGATCACCGTTTCTCTACCACGGCCCTTCGCATCGCTGTTGCACAAGAAGAGATACGTCGTCACGAAGAGTTTCAAAGGAGCAAACTATGATTTATGCGTTTGATGTAGACGGAACACTCACCCCTTCGCGTGGACAGATGGATGCACGTTTTCAAATGTGGTTCACGCGATTCACTCGATCACACACAGTGTGTTTAGTTACCGGAAGTGATCATGCAAAAACTGTAGAGCAGGTTGGTGAAATGATAGTTCGTCTCTCAACCTATACCTTCAACTGTTCAGGATCTGATGTCTACTACTATGGATCACATCAATCAACTAACAGTTGGGCCTGTCCTGACCATCTTTGGACATGGTTAGAAACACAACTCTATCAGTCACCCTATATGCACCGTTACGGACGTCATTTTGAAGCTCGTCCTGGAATGTTAAACTTTTCAATTGTCGGTCGTGATGCTCGTGGGGATGAACGTACACACTATTTTGACTGGGACAAACAAAAGGGTGAACGAGCACGTCTTGCTTCACTGATCAATGAACGTTTTCCAGAGGTTCATGCCACAGTTGGTGGTGAAACTGGAATTGATATTGGACCTGTGGGAGCTGACAAATCACAGATACTCACTCACTTTGGCGAATCGCCAGTTACATTCTTTGGAGATCGCTGTGATCCAGACGGAAACGACTACCCACTAGCACGGGCACTCTGGAAACGCGAAGGATCTGCAGTTCATTCAGTGAGTGGCTGGAAAGACACTTGGGACATTCTAAAAAAGATTGAAGAGACAAATCATGAGTACGCGGAAAAAATTTCGCGTCAACGCGTGAAAGGGGATAGTACATATGCCGTCATCGCTAACCGCTAAGACTAAGATACTTGACGCACTTCGTGGGCAACTTCTGTTAATTGGTGGAAGTGTATCTGGAACACCGGCTACTGGAACTGTAACACTTGCTAGTGGAGCAATTGATACAATCACTCTTACTGGTGGAGGACGTGGTTATGAGTATGCTCCTGAGATAACTGTAGTTGGAGACGGTACAGGTGCGTCAATTCGTGCCATCAAGCCTGGAGATCAAGACTCTGTATCCTCTCTTGAAATTGTAGACGGTGGTTCAGGATATACCACTGCAACTCTATCAATCGCAGCACCTCCTCTCTCATTCAACTCTTCTATATATTCAAATGTGCATCGTGATTGGAAGTATCTGCAAGAGATAAACGACTTTCCAACAATCTGTTTTATGACTGGACGAGTCAATCGTGAGCATCAAGGCGGTGGGCTACGCTATGACACTCTTGGCGTATCAATACGTGGATATGTGATGCAAGATGACTCAGTGTCAGCCTGTGAAGATTTAGCCGAAGATGTAGAGCAGGTGGTAAACAAACTGCGCGATGTAAAAACAGCTGAGAATGCGCAAGCTATAGTAGATTCGCGTGTATTATCAATTCGTACAGATGAGGGACTATTTGAACCTTATGGAGTTGTTGATGTGCTAGCTGAGATAACCTATGACTACGATGTTGTAGTTAACACAGGTTATTTATTGTTAGAGAGCGGAGACGGATTTATCATCTCTGAAAACGGCGATCTGCTACAGTATATATAGAAAAAAAGATATATATAGTTGCCCCTGTATCAGGGTTGTTAAAATTTAAATATTGCATTAACCGAATTTTAGGTGTAAGATAGAGGAAGATAAGATGAAAAAATCAGATGTTGAAGTAATTTCACCCACAACAACTGTAGAAGCGATTGAGAGAGCTTTAGATTCTCCAGCAATTGATCCTATCGTATTATCAGTTGCTAATGAATACTTATCAGGAAAAACAATTTCTGCTATAGCAGAGTCGTTTGACTTAAGCGAAGACCGTGTAGCTGCCATAATAGAGAAGAAAGAAGTCAAGTCATATATAGACAATGTATTTGTCACCCAGGGTTATTTAAACCGAGTAAAGCGATTGCAACTGATTAACGCTGTCATAGATCAAAAAATGCAAGACGCTCTAGAAACCGGAGTATTTTCCAAAAAAGACCTCTTAGATTGGCTAAAACACCTACATGACGTTGAAGGCGCAGTTCAGAAAAAAGAAAAACCAACCGTTGCAGTTCAGGTCAATAATAATTATGACTCTCTCATGAAAGGTTTATTAGACAACTAAGGAAGGGTTAGGATGGCAAATAAGAAAATATCTGAATTAAATCAGATAGGAGCAGCCAATCTCACTGATACCGATCAACTAGTAGTCGTAGATGTTGAATCGTCTGCGACTCGTCGTTTATCTGTAGATAATTTACGTGCGCACATTCAACAAGGAATGTCCACTTCCGCAGACTCTAATCTCACTGCGTTTGCTTCTTATGCCAATTCAACATTTGTAACAACTGCTGCTGTTGGCGGTAATGCAAGTCTGGTTCAAGACAATCTCACTCTCTATGCTAATACAGCTAACTCTTCAATTGACGTAGTTGAAGGTAATCTTACTGCGTTTGCCACTTATGCTAATACCTCCTTTTCTGGAGGTGCTGGAGTTGTACAAACTAATCTACATCACTTTGGTACTACCGCTAATGCTTCTATCGACACAGTTGAGAGCAATCTTAGCTCTTTCGCTACCTATGCTAATGCTACCTTTTCTAGCGGTTCTGACAGCATTCAAACTAATCTACATCATCTAGGCACTACCGCTAATGCGTCAATTGACGCAGTTCAGTCAAATTTAGACGCAATTGCAACTTCAGACGGCACATCAGTCACAGTTACTGGTCAGCACCTACTTCCTTCTTCCAATGTTACCTTTGATCTCGGTTCTACAACTCTTAGATGGCGTGATCTATATCTATCGGGCACTACAATTAATCTTGGAGATCTTCAGCTCTCAGACTCTAATGGCAGCTTTGTTGTAGCTTCAGCAGATGGATCTATCACCGAACTTCCAAAAGGTGTAGGTAACATTGCTCTTAAGTTTGGTAATGTAAATTTTGGACTTCAAGGTGCTAATACAAATATTGATATAGTTCAAGGTAACGCAGCCTCATTTGCTACTGGCGCTAATGCCTCTATCTTGTTAGTAGAAGGTAATGCTATTGCTTATGCTACCTACGCTAATGCAACATTTGCCTCTACTACTTATGTAGATACTGAGGTCGCCAATTTAATTAACGCAGCTCCTGCAGCACTAGATACTCTAAACGAACTAGCAGCTGCGCTCGGTGATGATCCTAATTTTGCTACTACAGTTCTGACACAGCTTGGAACAGTTTCTTCTAATACTGTTGTTAACAAAACTGTATCAGATCAGTTTGGTACTTATGCGAATGCAACTTTTGCAACAGGTGGTGGTGTATCAGATGTACAAGCTAACCTACACGCTTTTGGGGCATATGCAAACTCTACTTTTGCCACAGTTACTGATAATGTTCAGTCTAACTTGACTGAGTATGCTTCTGTAGCTAATACAAATATTGACTCAGTACAGGCTAACTTAACTGCTCTCTTTACTTCAAACGGAACAGCAATTACAGTAGGCGGTTCAGCTGGTGCTAATCTAATTCCTCAAGCAAACAATCTTTTCTCTCTAGGCACTCCTAGTCTTGTATGGAAAGATCTCTATGTAGGTCCAGGCACTATCACTGTTGGCGACATCCAGCTAAAAGATTCAGGCGGTGAGTTTCAAATCACCTCTCAAACAGATCCATCAGCAAAAACCGTCATCTCTGGTAAAACTGGTAACATTGCACAACGCTTTGATAATGTGATACATGGTTTAGGTGGTGCTAATACTAACATTGATTTAGTACAGGCTAATGCAGATACATACGCTATCTTTGCTAATGCAGCAATCAATACAGTGCAAGGTAATGTAGATGTATACGCTATCTTCGCTAATGCAGCTATTGATACTGTACAAAGTAATGTAGATACATACGCTACATTCGCTAATGCAGCTATTAACACAGTACAGAGTAATGCAGATGTATACGCTACATTCGCTAACACTTCTATTGATACAGTTCAGAGCAATGCAGATACATACGCTACATTTGCTAACACCTCTATCGACACAGTTCAGGCTAATACTGATTCGTTTGCTTCTACTACTAATGCTACTATTGCAGCTAATAAAGCTGTTGTAGATCAGTTCGGAACTTATGCTAACGCAACGTTTGCAACTATTACAAGTCTTAATACAGTTCAGAGCAATCTTACTACTCTTGAAACAACTGTCACCGCTTTAGACAACGAAGTAGATGCTTTAGGTACATACTCTAATACAACGTTTGCAACTCAGTCATCTGTTAATACAGTACAAGATAATGTTGCAAGTATCAACACAACTATTACTGCGCTAGAATCTGAAGTTGATACTTTAGGAACCTATGCTAACGCAACGTTTGCGTCTACTACTTATGTAGATACTGAACTAGCTAATTTAGTTAATGGCGCTCCAGGAACACTAGATACTCTAAATGAGCTTGCAGCTGCATTAGGCAATGATGCTAATCTATCAGTTACATTAACAAATCAGATTAATACAATCTCATCTAATGCTTCTTTCACTGCAAGTGTTCAGAGTACTTTTGCAACCTATGCTAACTCAACGTTTGCTGCCGATACTTCAGTTAATACTGTACAAGGTAATGTAGATTCTTTCGCTTCATACGCTAACTCAACTTTTGCTCTAGTGAGTGGCGGAGACCCTCGTGTTGACTCTTTAACTGATAATGTAAATGCCTTTGGTACTTATGCTAACACAACTTTCGCTACTATTACATCTGTTAATACAGTACAAGACAATGTTGCTACTCTTGACTCAACAGTAACAGCACTTGGATCTGAAGTAGACCAGTTCGGTACATATACCAACTTAACGTTTGCTACCGATACTAATCTTAATACAGTACAGTCTAATCTTACTACCTTAGAAAATAATGTAACAGCTCTAAACTCTGAAGTTGATACTTTAGGCAATACTATGAATGGTACGTTTGCTACACGTACTGAGCTTAATACAGTTTCTTCTAATGTAGATGCAGTAGATTCTGAATTAGCCGCTTTTGCTACTTATGCTAATACTAACTTCTCTGGAGGCACAGGAGTAGTACAGGCTAACTTAGATGCATATGCTACTTATGCAAATGCAGAGATATCTTCTCTCACTGCTGGGTTAACTGGTGCTAATACTAATATTGATACCGTACAATCTAACCTAACTACTCTTGACGCTACCGTAGTAGCTCTAAATTCTGAAGTAGATACCTTAGGAAACACAATGAATGGTACGTTTGCTACTCGTACCTCTCTCAATGTTGTACAAGGTAATGTAGACGCGTTTTCTACATACGCTAACGCAACGTTCGCTACTGATACTAATCTTAATACTGTACAGAGTAATTTAACTACTCTCGATTCAACAGTTATAGCTTTAGATAGTGAAGTAGACCAACTTGGTACTTACTCTAACACAACATTCGCTACTATTACTTCAGTTAATACTGTACAAGACAATGTAGCTACCTTAGATTCTACTGTGACTGCCTTAAATTCAGAAGTAGACCAGCTTGGTACATATGCTAATACAACGTTTGCAACTAACACAAATCTTAATAATGTACAAGACAATGTAGCTGCTTTAGAGACTACAGTAACTACTCTAGATAGTGAGGTAGATCAACTCGGTTCATACGCTAACGCAACGTTTGCCACTATCACTTCAGTGAACACTGTACAGAGTAATGTCTCTACTTTAGAAACTACAGTTACTACTCTAGATAGCGAAGTAGATACTTTAGGATCTTATGCTAATTCAGAAATCTCAACCTTACAGACCAACATTAACACTGTTCAGTCTAATTTAAATACCATAGACGCTACTGTTACAGGTTTAAATGCTGAAATAGATCAACTCGGTACTTACGCTAACGCAACTTTCGCATCAACTACATATGTAGATACAGAGCTAGCTAACCTTGTAGCTTCAGCACCTGAAACCCTAGACACTCTTAATGAACTAGCAGCAGCGCTTGGAAATGATGCTAATCTGTCTGTTACTCTTACTGCAGCTATTGGTACAGTCTCTTCTAATGCTGCAACTAATGCTACTAATCTTGATACACTAGGTACTTACACTAATGCAACTTTTGCTACTACGACATCAGTTAATACTGTGCAGTCTAATGTATCTACTCTGAATAGTGAATTAGATGCTTTTGGTACCTATGCTAATGCAACTTTCTCAACCGGAGTCAGTCAAGCAAGCGTAGATAGAGTTGAAAATAATTTAAGCGCTTTTGCTTCTTACTCTAATACTACTTTTGCTACTGATACAAATCTTAATACTGTACAAGGTAATGTTTCTACTCTCGATTCAACAGTAACTACTCTAGATAGTGAAGTAGATCAACTCGGTACATACGCTAATGCAACGTTTGCTAATAAGACTTCGGTAAATACTGTACAGAGTAATCTAACTACTACAGACGCTACCGTTACTGCTCTTAGCTCTGAAGTTGATACTTTAGGATCTTATGCTAACTCAACCTTCGCCAACCAGACAGAAACTACCTCAATTATTTTTGGCCTTAGTGGTGCAAATACTAATATTGATACTGTCTCTTCTAATGTAGACTCAGTTGTTTATGGGTTAAATTCTTCTAATGTAGATATTGCAGATCTTATTCACAATGCTGTTGTTGCAAATTCAGAAATTAGATCTCATAAATACTTTAGAGAGGTACAAGTTGATAGTAAAGGGGCTGCTATAGCCCCGTCAAATGCTGCTACTCTAACTTTTGTTAGTGGATCTGCTATGAATATCGAGGTAACTGGTACTACTATTACCTTTAATGCAGAAAACGTAGCTGCTGGCGGTGGTGTTGTTACTCAAGCATTTAAAACTGTAGCTGTATCTGGCCAAGCGTCTATTACTGCTGATGGTCCCGCAGACACTCTTACTTTTGAAGTAGGGTCTGGCATTGAACTTACTACAAACGTAGCAACAGATACATTACTAATCTCAGCTGCTGGAGTAGATAGTGTTCAAGATAACCTACACCTATTTGCTTCGTACTCTAATACAGCTTTTGCTACTGATACCAACCTTAATACTGTACAGAGTAACTTAACTACTCTAGATTCAACGGTTACTAGTTTAAATGCAGAAGTAGATCAACTTGGTACATACGCTAATTCAACTTTTGCTACTGATACAAACCTTAATACAGTACAGAGTAATGTGGATTCCATTAATTCTACAGTAACTACACTAGACGGTGAAGTAGACCAGCTTGGTACATACGCTAACGCAACATTCGCTACTAAAACCTCGGTTAATACTGTACAGAGCAATCTAACTACAACAGACGCTACTATTACTAGTTTAAATGCAGAAGTAGATCAACTTGGTTCATACGCTAATGCAACTTTTGCTACTGATACAAACCTAAATATCGTACAAGCTAACGCAGATTCGTATGCTACTTATGCTAATACTACTTTTGCTTCTGTGAGCTATGTCGATCAAGAAGTATCAGGATTAGTTAATGCAGCACCGGAAACCTTGAATACTCTTAATGAGTTAGCTGCTTCATTAGGAAACGATGCTAATCTTTCTGTAACTCTTACAAACGCAATTGGTACTGTTTCTGCAAACGCAGCTATAAACTCTACTAATCTTGATA